TCATTTAAATCTATAATGAAAATTCATTTTCCCGTTTGGATGGATAACAATATGATCAATGAGCTTATCAAACACATGCTTTAAATCTTTCTCTTTGTCTTCAAGCTCTCGAAGAACCGCTTGCATTTCCATCATTGAACTTTTCTCATCATGGACCTGCTGTAAGGAAAATAAACTCTGTTCAAGTTTTATTATATTAGATTGAATTTCATTGCGCTTAGTTTGGAACTCGGCTTTTGAAATAATCTGATCTTCTAAATAAAGTTCCAGCAATCTTTTATTCTGTGTTTCTAAGGACTTCAACTCTACTTTAACAGACTTCATCTGTTTTTCTTTTTGTTCAATTGCATTTTTTCTGTAATCATGTGATATATCTTTGGAGAATTCGATTAGATTTTCAATGACTAAATCCCTGACCTCTTCATAAGTAATTGGAACATGGTTAACACAACCTTCTTGACCAGCTCTTCTGTAATTACTGCATTTAACGTATTTCCAATACGTTTTTTCACCATTTTGTTTGGCTCTGCTTGTTTGGATAATCACCATATTAGAACCACATTTTCCACAAATAAGTAATTTTCTCAACTCATTCCACGGTGTAAATTTAGTTTTTTTATTGACAGTCGGTTTATTATTTGCTTTTTCCCAATCTTCTCTTGAGACAATCGGCGGGCAAAAGTCTTCGTAAACAGTCCATTTTTCGGGCGGGTTCCGAATGAATTTTTTTCGCCCATCAACTTTTATTGTAGTATGCCTATTGGCTATATGCACACCGCAATATATAGGGTTTCTCAAAATGGTTTGAACTGTTGTAAGCTGCCAATTACTACGTTTTTTCGGAGGTGGTATTTCACCTAGCTTACATTTTTCTTGCAATGCATATGTAACTCTTTTCTGACCTAGTCCCTCGTTATAAAGGTGAAAAATTAATCTTATAACTTGTGCTTCATTTTCGTTAATTACAAGGTGTTTTCCCTCTTTCATATAACCGTAGGGTACTCGACCAGAATGTTCACCACGCCTTGCCTTTGCTGCAAGTACGCCACTTATATTGACTGACATAGACTTAGGTAACTGCTCCGCAAACAGAGCAGACATTTCAAATTTCATTGACGCTTTACTCTCGTAAAGGGAGTCATAGTCTTCTTCGAGTGTAACAACACGAACCCCATTAGACACTAGAATCTCTCTGATGTATAACGCATCTTTTAAATCACGGGCAAGACGTGTGATGGACTTAAAAATCACCATTTTTATTTCTTTCTTTTCCGCCAATGAAAAAATGTATTTCATGGCTGCCCTATCTTCAAGGACGGTTCCGCTGATACCATCATCTAACAAAACAGAACGGTCATCCCATTCATAATTATGTTGCTCGATCCAGTACCTGCAAACGTCGATCTGGTTTTCTTTAGAACTTATTTGTTCATCTCTGTCCGTTGAAACCCTTGTATAAATTTTATAAGGGTAGTCGTCATATTTGATGATTTCTTCAACTGATGATTTTTTGAAATACATATAACACACCCCAATTGTTAATTGTTCTTACTAAATTATAACATCTCGAATGTCAATTCCGTAATATTCTTAATTTGGAAAAAACATTGTTTTATCCTCTTTTAAATTCAATAATATGATAGACTTATTTGGAAAACATTTGATTTGGAGGGTCTATATTGAATCTTATTAAAACTTTTCTCCTTTTAATTTTATGTACCTTATTCATAACTGCTTGTGGCAAAGCAGAAAACACATCCACAAGTAACTCCAGTAAAAAAGAAGAAAGCATTGAAACTAAAGAAAAATTAAATGTAAAGATCACCTTGAATAAAAAAATTAAAGACAATAAAAAGATTCTCATTAGCGGAAAAAGCAATTTGCCTAAAAATACAGAAATAGATATTTACTTAGAGCCACCAAATTCTGCTCATTACGATCAACGTGTAACGGTTAAAGATGGTGGTTTGTTTGAATATGAATTTTCTAATGAAGAAGGAGAGGAGTTTGAAGGCGGGAATTATACTGTTTATGTAGAAACGTTACCCGAAAATCTGCAAACTGACCATGTTAAAGAGATTTTTGGAGAAGATGGGGCTAATCTTGCGGGTTCTAATGTTAGCGGCGAAAATGGTCGAGTAGCTACTGCTGAAATTAATTTTAAAATTAAGAATTCCTCAAAAGTTAAACAAAAAAGTAAGAAAGCCAATGCTGCAGAAGTTACTAAAAAGAAGGATGAAGAACTGTCTACTTTGAAAAGTGAGACGGAACATGAAATTGAATCTATTGTAGAGGATAATTACAAGGCTGCCTCAATTGAAAAGATCGAAATTAATCAAGATATGAGTACTGACCAAGATAACAAACTAATCGCTCTTGTTTACCTGTCGTTTGATTTTAAAAATTCTGCTCAAACTTCTTATAACATGGTGGAAATGTTTAGTGATGATTTAGCTTCAAAAATTGGAACTGACAATAACACAATTAACCAAATCGCTGTATTTTGGAAAGTTCCTTATATAGATGAAGATGAAACATTAGCTAAATTCTCATACGAACGTTCAGGAGAACATATGATAATCACTGATAAAGTATCTTCTTTAAGATAACCCTTCGACTTGAAGGGTTTTTTATTTACGCTTATAATCGAACGTATATTCTATTTTTACAGGAGGGTATGCCGTGACGGATCTTGAAAGGAAGCTTTACCGAATCATCTACAACATGAGCCGGTTCCGTAAGAATCCCACGATCAATGAGCTTAAAAGGAAAACGGGTCAGGATGAGACGACTGTTAGGCAAGCAGTCAAAAACCTTCTGGAAAAAGAAGAAGTGAAATGGGATAAAGAAAAAAAAGAATGGCAGTTTTAAATTTTAGCTAACCAACCTTTCTTTAACCTATTATCTGATACACTAAAAAAAGCAACTTCCAAGTCAGAAGTTGCTCTTTATCTTAATCTTCAGGATCCTCAAAGATGCCGAGAATTTCATTCACATCGTATTGATAAAGTTCATACAGACTGTGATCTGTAATCTCTCCTCTTTTTATTCTTTGATTAAGAACAAACATCATATCGATTGGTTCTCTTTCATAAGATATCATGTCATCATCAGCATCATTAAAATATAATAATGGCTTATTTAAAAAGGGATGTGATTTAGGCTTAGTAAAGTATGTCCACTTCACTTGCGGATAGTTTTTCCTAACGGTTTCCCCATAATATATACCAATATCCATTGCTATCGCATAATCCACTTTTCCAATTTCAACTGGATTAGCTAGTAACCGTTCTTTTTCATCTTGATAAATAAAGTCAGGATATTGACTTAATCTTTCAAGTTTTATTCCTATTTCTTCTTCGGATAACTCATAAATTTCAATTTGAGATAAGTACCAACTATACACGTCAATTAAAGATTCCGGTGTATAATTAAAATCTACTTCCCCATTCGTAAATTCTTCTAAAACAGATATCCTTTGAGGTATTTCATCAATAAACCAATCAAAAAGAATTTGCGCCTTTTTTTTAGAAAGTGATTCGTGTGCTCCTACTTCAAATGGTGGTTCCATTAGAGGGTAATCCATTTAATAGCCTCCAAAACATTAGTCGTGGTATTGATAAGGAACTTTCTTTTTCTTTAAATATTCTCTTAAATTTTTAGTTGCTCCTATTTTACCTTTTTTAGCACTTTTAAAAAAGTGCCACTTCACTCCATCCACTTGACCAGCCTTTCTTAAAGCTACATCTTTGTCAATCTGTTTTCTTACAAAATTTGATAGACTTGTGTAACCAACTTTTGATTCATGTACCACTCTTGTACTTGGAACATAAGCGTCCACAATTCTTTTCTCTTTTACCCATTTACCTTTTTTATGATCATATACTCGAACATTTTTATATACCTTATGCCCAACTCCACCTACATAATCATTTAGGAATTTTTCACCTGCTGCACCAGATTTAAAACCTTTTGCAGGAAGCTTAGGTTTTGCTGTTGGTTTTGGTTTTGGTTTTGGTTTTGGTGTTGGCTTTGGTACAATGGAACCACCTCCACCGCCGCCTCCGATACGGCCTCCGTTAAAACCACCTCTATCCCAAGATTGAGCAGTTATTTTAATACTTTTTAGTTCTTCTTCGCTTAGAATACCTTCGTCTGAACTTTCTTCGACTCCTTGAATTTCTTCAAGTTCTTCTTCAGCATCAGTATCATTATCTTCCTCAATAATCACGCTACTATCTTCTATATAAGCCTCATCTTCGTCTTGACCAACTGCATTAGCTTGGGGAATAAAACCTGCAGCACCTACAAACAATGAAAATATTAATAGCAAACTTAAAACCTTGTTAGTTATTTTCACCTATTAATCCTCCTGTTTATGTAATTTAAAACTCCTTTAGTATAGTTTTACTTCAAATTTAAATAAAGACTTTATAGGATATTTAAGTTAAATTTAAGATTTTAATGTAATATAATAGAATTATTTGGATTTAGAATTTTTTTGGAATCGGTATTTATTATGAAGTAAGTGAAACATTTGCATAAGAGATTTTTACGAAATTAATTGAGGAGATACTATTCTCGATAATTTGTGTGGGCTTAATATTAAACGTAAAAAAGCCCCCATCCATTAAGGACAGGGGGCTTACTTATTTCAATGCTTTTTGAAGAGCTGCTTTAGTCTTTGGACCATAGATGCCGTCAGCAGCAAGACCATGCATGAGTTGGAATCGTTTGACTGCATTCGCTGTCTTTGGACCATAGTAGCCATCAATCCCGTTGTTTTTAGCTCCCTTATCAGGATAGAAATAAACTGAAGCCAGAGCTTCCTGCAATGCTTTTACTCCAGTACCCTTTGTCAAAGGCTTGGTTACTTTAATAATGCCAGATGGCAAGTTAACTGTTTTTTTAGGTTTACTCGCTTTTGGCTTGGAAGGTGTATTTTTGACAGGTGTCGCTTTCGTCGGCTTCGCTGTTGCCTTTTTACTTGTATGAGCGGTTGCAATACCTGCCTTGAAGCTGTCCCAGCGATTAAGCAGCTTTCGTGGACATTGTTTACCGCTCCATCTTTTATGGGGGACAACATTGGACAACGGAATACCTTGATCCTGCATCAGCTGACGAATTAGCCATTGAGCGTTCTCGACAGCCTTCTCAAAATTGCCGTCTGCGTTTTCGCAAATCTCAATTCCAATTGACTTCATGTTTCCGGTTCCTCGTCCATCTCCTGCATGCCATCCGTTTTCATTTAGCGGCAGGTGTTGATAAATACAATTTTCATCCACCGTATAGTGCCAGCTTACACCTGTACTAGATCGTTTCACAAAAGATGCGTGACTCGCTGCGTTTGCCCCTTTTGCTGTGTTAGCTGTGTTATGAACCGTAATATATAAAGGTTTCATATAATTGCCTGGTCTATTTTTATTCCCTTTTGAAATGAAGTCTTGAATGATTTTCACCATTTTTCATCGTCTCCTTAAAATTGTTTTTTAGTATTTAAAAAAGCCGCCTGGGGCAGCTCTTATTTTGTTAATCCTTTTTGTTTTAGAACTTCTTTTTGTTTCTTTCCTGTTTCAGTCACATAGTTGTTTTTGAACCATGCCATAAGGGTTGTCACTAACGTAAAGACCATTGAGAAGGCAAGGTACAATGTCTCAGCCAGCGAAGTGACTTGGTCCTCACTGATCGGCAAAACAGGTTTACCGACCATGATTAAAAATTGGTTGATTAATGCTATAAAAAGAAGCACCGTGCGGATCACTGTGCCTTTGTCAAAGTTTTTCATATTCAATTCCCCATTTCAGTTATTTTTGGTTTCTTTCAATCCTGTCGAGTTTTTCAATGACAACATCATATTTCTCGCTGAATTTTGCTAGTACATCATTTTGTGCGTCAATCTGTTCGTTGAGTTTGTTTTCACGCTCTTTCGTTGTGTTTAATACGTAAAACAGCACCCAACAAAAAAGAACCGCAAACGGCCCTTGTGTCATTAAATACTGCGTCATGTCCATTTCCAACAATCTCACCTTCTCCCGCCATAAGAATAAAAAATAAGCCTATACCTCGTATGGCTCACCTGTGATTTCCTCATATTGTTCGGCCGTGATTCTCCCAGCTGCTACGGTGTTATACACCATTTCTTTTGTCCATAGCTCTTCGTCATAAAAGTCCTTGATTCGTCTAAACCAGTCAATCATCATTTATCACCTCCCACTGCATTTAAATAATACAACTCTGCAATTTGCGCCTTTGATTCTTTTGAGTCGGGTTCTGTCATTACGCGTTTCCACCCACTCCATACGCTATTGTTGAGATAGTTAGTATAAACATTGTTGTGGTAATCTGTAGCGTATACCCAACCGAATGTAGCTTTCCCGTCGGATGATACATCTGTCATATGGAAAAAACCTCTGAAAGAACGGTTGTTAGGTAAATCTTTTGATTTTGCTATTGTGTAAAAAGTGCCCATTCCTAGACCGTTATCAATCACAGCATCCAAAATACTGACGGACGTGTCTTTATTAAGAATCAACGGCGTTCCTGTATCGGTCGTGATTTTCTTTTGTTGAAAACCCGCCACAAGGTCTTTTGCCATTTTCAAAGCGCCTGCGGGCGTCTCTGCGTAATCTTCCGTATATTTTTTAGCTGATACAAGCGCTTCGGCTACTTTAGCTTTTGCGCCTTCTTTTGTTTCAAGTGCTTCGAGATCACCTAGTTTTTCTTTCATGTGGTCTAGCTGCTCTTGCAACTCTGCTGTGATCTTATCAATCTTTCCTTGCATATCGTCAGTTCGCTTTTTTATATCCGCTTCAAGCTCCGCTGCTTTACGTTCTATTTCGGTTTTAAGAGTTTGGAAATCATCAATATAAAATTCCGCTGCCGGGGCAATGTCCTGGTCAATTAAATTTCGATCAATCTCAAATGTAAATTCGTGAATCGACAAGGCTTGTCCATTCCGATAATACAAATTCAAGGACGCTTGAACCTTGCCATATTGCTTGATCTCGTCATTATCTAAGACGTATTCGGCGATCCCTTCGACTTTATCAACAAGTGTGATATTCCGAACGTTCTTGGA